CAAAGAACTCAAAGCCCAGGGTAAAAAGATCGGCATCACATTCAGCACATTTGATATGCTACACGCAGGTCATATTGCCATGCTGAGCGAGGCTAAAAATCATTGCGACTATTTGATTTGTGGCTTGCAAACTGACCCTACTATTGACAGACCTGAAACCAAAAACTCGCCAATACAAAGCATTGTGGAACGGCAGATTCAACTTGCGGCTTGTCGTTATGTGGATGAAGTTGTTGTGTATCAAACTGAACAAGACTTGGTGGACCTGTTGTTGATCCTGCCCTTGGATGTTCGTATACTGGGGGTAGAATACGAAGAGAAGAATTTCTCCGGCAGGGACGAATGCTATGATCGTGGCATTGAAATTGTGTTCAATGGTCGTGATCACTCATTCTCCAGCAGCAGCCTGCGCAGACGTGTGGTAGCAGCGGAGAGTCACAAAATACTGTCTACTCCATGATATTGTATGTGAACGGTTGCAGCCACACAGCAGCCGCTGAAGCAGTTATTCCTGCTGCGTTTTCTGTGGATGATGGACGTGCAGGAATAGATCGCCGCCCACATCCTGTAAACTTGGCTGCCAGTTGGTGTACGCATTTGGCACATGATCTTGGCATGGTTTTGCATTGCGATGCAGAGTCAGCCAGCAGTAATGATCGCATCATCAGAACCACTAAAGAATGGATTGCTAATAATTCTGACAAATTAGGCAACACATTCATGGCCATACAGTGGACCACTTGGGAACGTGAAGAGTGGTTGCACAACGGCACATGGTATCAGGTCAATGCATCTGGCGCGGATTGGGTTCCAGCAACATTACAACAACGATACCGACAGTTTGTGATTGACGTAGATTGGACAATCAAAACTCAGGAATGTCATGAAAAGATTTGGACATTGCACACCGAATTGCAAAGTTTGAACATTCCTCACTTGTTTTACAATGGACATAGTACGTTCAGTGATGTCCAAAATCAATATAATTGGGGAGACAATTATATTACACCTTACAACAAACAAGGTTCTTACAATGCCATTTTACAACAAAACGGGCATGTGCCCACAAAATGGTACCATTTTGATGCCAAAGGCCATTGCTTTTGGGCCAAGTATGTGTTACAATACATCAAACAACACAACTTGGTAATCACACATGCGCTATCTACTAATTGACACTAGCAATATGTTTTTCCGTGCGCGGCATCAAGCACATCGTGCCGCTGACACATGGACCAAATTGGGTTTTGCACTGCATCTCACGCTGATGAGCGCAAACAAAGTAGCACGTGATTTAGGTGCTGATCACGTGGTATTCGCACTGGAAGGTAGATCTTGGCGCAAGGATCACTACCGACCCTATAAAGCCAATCGTGCTGTGGCACGTGGGCAAATGAGCGAGTCAGAAGCAGAAGAAGACAAACTGTTTTGGGAAACGTATGATGAGCTGACTAAATACTTGTCTACACGAACCAACTGTAGTGTTGTTCGCTGTGCCACAGCAGAAGCAGACGATATCATTGCACGTTGGATTGCATTACACCCCCAAGACGAGCACGTTATTGTTAGTTCAGATTCTGACTTTGTGCAGTTGATTGCACCTAATGTAAAATTGTACAATGGTATCAACGATCACTTGTTCAGTGTTGCTGGTGTTACAGACGCAAAAGGCAAAAACTTGGCATTTACTATTGAGAGCAACTCTAAGATCAAGGTTGGCAAACCTGATGCCAACTTTGTGCCACCTGTGGACTACCAACAATGGGTGTTGTTCCTGAAGTGCATGCGTGGTGATCCCGGCGACAATGTGTTCTCAGCATATCCAGGTGTGCGGGTCAAGGGCACAAAGAATCAAGTGGGACTCACAGAAGCATTTGAAGATCGTGATCGGCGTGGTTATGCTTGGAACAACATGATGTTGCAACGTTGGATAGATCATGAACAAACGGAACGCAAGGTGCTGGAAGATTATGAACGTAATCGTACCTTGATTGATCTTACTGCACAACCCGATGCAATCAAAGCTGTTGTAGATGAAGCCATACGTGAGCAGATTAGCCACAAGGACGTGGGCATGGTAGGTGCGCACTTTTTACGATTTTGTGGCAAATACGAACTTACCAAACTCAGCGACTATGCAGATGCCATTGGTCGCTGGTTGAACGAAACATACAAAGGAGTGTTGGATGATCGAAGCAAAACCCATAGTGGATAAAAAGTATTGGATCTTGAAACAAGACAATCGCAAGGTTGGTGTAGTAGAAGCTGAAGGTGATGGCTACACTGTGCGTATCAACGACCAAGTGGGCAAATTCAAGACCATTCCCATGGTACGCAAAAAAGTAGACATTGAGTTTGTGCCACCTGAAAAGACCACAAAGCCGGCACCAGATCAAGTGCATGGATTTGAAACAGGATGCAGAGCATTCAACCCCATGTGGGATGTCAAACATCGACTACCATTGTTCACAAAAGAACGCAAATCAAAGTCATGGTATGCCGCAGGCTGGTATGCTGTGAAACAACATCGAGCATGGAAGTTATTGCGCAACCCCAAGCTGATTGTGTTAGAACGTTATCAATATCAAGGTCCATTTCATACCCAGGAGGCAGCACGTGACAAATCCCTTTCGTGACCAAGAAAAATTCATGCGAGCATGCGACCAGTCAGTGGATGCAATGAATGAATCTCAATACGACATGTACAAAAATTTGATTGAAGAAGAATTCCGTGAACTGCAAGAAGCACACGACATGGAAGCAGAACTGGATGCACTAATCGACATTCTAGTTGTCACCATAGGTGCTATTCATTCAGCAGGCTTTGATGCAGAAGGTGCATGGAAAGAAGTCATGAGCACTAACTTTGCTAAGATTGACAGAGAAACAGGCAAGGTGCGCAAGCGTGAAGATGGCAAGGTGTTGAAACCTGTGGGCTGGACTGCACCCAACATGGTGCCATTCTTGACAAAATGAGTCTACACATACATCGGTTTGTGGATTCGGTCAAAGCACACGAAGCACGTGGGCAAAAAGACTTCACCATGCCCATGCGTGATGCCAAAGACTTACATGCAGACATCACTAAACTGTTGATTACATTGGAACAAATACGAACTCAACAAGCACGTGGTGCAGAAGTAGTAGAAGTGCAGATTACTGGAGGTAGTTTTAAATCTGCATAGTTATTGGCATAAATAAACATGGAGTTTAATATGTCAAGACCAAAGCCAACAGTGCTGATCGAGCACACCAACAAACAAACCTACAAGACAGAACAAGTACTGGCTAGCGAAGGTGTGTGGGCTGTATTTTTTGACTCAAAGCCTATCAATCTAAAGACCAGCAACTTGCTTACACAGTTTCCTGGTCCCAAGTACAAAAAAGTATCATTTTCCAACCCCGGACATGCTATCAACTTGGCTCGCAAACTCAACACACAATTCAAGACAGACAAGTTCTCAGTTGTGCTGTTAACGCAAGGGGATAAGATCTATCCCAATGCTCAATAAACTCTCACTCACTCAAGAACTCATAACACGTTATCCCAATGCTCCTTTGTTGGACGAGGCCATGATAACATGGTGGCAGAACATTAGAGATGATGGTGGGTTAAGACTCACATACGAAGGCTTCTATGTGTTTGAGAACTTGTTAGAACTCAGCAGTTATTCATTTGAATTGCCAGAAAAACTTCTAACTCCTAAGAATTTAATTGCATTGGATCGTCGCATGACTTGCCCATACTACATGGTCAACAATCGCAAACTCAACAAACTGGTGATGTTTGGTAGCAAAGAAGCCATGATGGCAGTGTTGCATGGCGACATGCAAAGATTTATCACAAGTTTAAGTTATTGATATCACGCTGGAATCGCATTTCCATCATGTTGGGGTAGTCGTCTAGTAAAAATTCACGTTGAGCACGTAGTCTTTCACAGTATGGTGCTAAGTCTATGCGTCCCTGTATCAAGTCTTGATTTAGTAGTATAGCTTGTTCAGCACGAATATCATTGGGCATGCTGTCATAACTTGTATCCACCAAGTCTGTGAACATATCAAACCCCAGTTCTTCACAGTGCTTGACAATGCCCTGATGCCCAATTAGGATAGGTATTTGTTCAGCAGCCATGGCCAACAAAGTTTTCTCTGATATGATTCCTGGTGTAGTGGCATATTCTGTTTCGGTCACAATGTTCACGGCACAATCACCATACACATACGCCAAGTTGATAAAGTTGTCAACATTGTTGTAGGTGTATTGGGTGTAGTCGTAGTTGGGCAAGCGTATGCGATTGTGATGACTCAACACACCACCCGACCAGCCTTGTAACATTTGCACAACTCTGTTTCTGTGATCACACATGCGTCCATTCAAACACTGCCATGCTTGTGTTCGAGGTTGACCAACAATGTGTTGCCATTCCGGCCAACGTTGATACAACTGATTCACAAGATCATAGTTGTGATTGCTGAATTCAACCAGTCGAACAGGACCTGAGTATACTTGATCTAGCCCGTGATTCCAGTACGTTACAATCACACGATCAGCACGAGATCCATAACGCTGTTCAACTTGTTCGAGTTCCAGCACACGGCCATTACGCATGTTTATCAAGTCCTGAAAATGCAACAACAAGATGTCTGTGTCAAAATCAGGCAAGCGCAAATTCCAACCTGTGTGTGGCAAGCGGGCACTTTCAAAGCAGTGGTAAACAGGGGTAAATGACACGTCTTTATTGGTCAACGATTGGGCAAATAAAACACTGTAATCCATAGCGTATTTACAACAGTCAAAAGGTAGTACTTTTGTAGTACTACTTTTCGGTTGACCGAATATGCTCGAAATGCTATAATACACACATGATAAGAAAGAAACGTACTGATCGAACCCACATTGTGTACATGATCCAAATTGGATTGGAGTACTACATTGGTATTACCGCTAAAACTCAGCGCACAATAAACATGTCTATTCGTAGCCGTGTAAACAAGCACATCTATCGCGCCCGCACAGAAGACAAAAGCTGGAACCTGTACGAAGCAATTCGTGCCGCAGGCGAAGCCGCTGTAAACTATGCGATCGTGGACACGGTGCGTGGCAAAGATGTTGCACACAAGTTAGAGCGTGAGTTAATACGAATGTATACCCCCGCTTTGAACACTGACGTCCGCGTCAAGCAAAACGGTTGACCAATAATCGCCGTTTTGCTATAATATACACATACAACGCAACAAGGAGTCAGCAATGGAACAGTTCAAAAGTTGGGAAGAAATGACTGCTCTCGAGCAAGCCCAATGCACTTATTGGGACATGTACAAGGACGCTTATGGTTATCGTCCCCGCGGTGTTGACACCAGCACTTGGACCCTTGCGGACTTTGAACAGGAGTTTGCAAGTCTTGGTTCTGTTATCGAACGTGAAGAGGCTGACCGCAAGACAGCCGAAGCTGAAGCGATTGTGAAGTTTGAAGATCGTGTGACCAGTCTCATGCACACTGGCGCTGACCGTGAACGTGTGATTACCTGGTTAATGGATGCTGAACACGCCAATGGCGACGCCGACTATTTTTGTTTCACTCAGGGCTTGCCCTATGGTTATTTTAGAAAGGCAGCATAATGACTAAAGTTGTGATCAATACATGCTACGGTGACTTTGGCATCAGTGCCGCGGCTAAAAGTAAATACCGAGAACTGTCTGGAGTTTTAGATCCCGATCTTCACAGCCACGATATTCCAAGAGACGATGAGCACTTGATTGCTGTGGTTGAGCTCATGGGCACCGAGGCCAACACCAGATTTTCTAAGTTGAAGATTGTGGAGATTCCCGATGATGTCAACTGGTACGTTGAGGAATATGATGGTCAGGAATGGGTGGCCGAACGTCACCGGACTTGGGAGTAAATATGACAATGCCCGCAGGAAAATACTACATTGGTGACTTGTGCTACGTCATGACTGATGACGAGTGGAAAGAGTTTTGTGCAATCACCATTCAAGGCCACAAGTGCATTGACGGTGAGTTTGCATTGCCCGATGGACGTAAGTTTGCCACC